ACTTCAAACTGAAGGGAACCTATCCCGAAGGGACAAAGATTCCCAAAGGTACGCCGATCAAGCTCGACTTCGACAACATGGAATGTTCCATATGCAAGAGTGCACGTGTTCTGTCGGGCGGCACAACCACTGCTCCACATGTCAAGAAGGGTTCCATGCTCCAAGTAGGAGATGCGGTTAAGGTCGGCGAGTCAAATTCGACCGTAAAAAGCATTGATACCAAAAATGCAGATTACGATGTGATCACGTTCGCAGCGGCCGTAACGGGTGCGACTGAAGGCGTAGATGTCCTCTCGGACGACAATCTGCCTGATGCAGTTGTCGAAACCGACATGGTCTATTCCGCCAATAACGGATTCCAGACCGTATCGGCCGGATATGCAGGTATCATCCTCAAGGATGTAGCCTATCCCGTCCCTGCTGCATGGCTTCAGGGTTACAGCCTGAAGAACAACCCCGAAATCAAGTATGTACGACAGTAAAAGAGGAGGTAAACAATGAACGAAGTATTTTATTCATCCATTTTCGGCGAACTGACTAAACAGGTGCAGATTCGCATCGATGCCGCCTCTGAACTGCGTAAGCGGCTATTCGACCAAAATATTTACGAGCGATTCCTCGACTGGGACACCCCCACCGTCGGACTGAACTTCGAGGAGTTGATCGGCTCGTACAATTTGAGCGTCGCCGCTGCAACGCTCGACTCCAAAGGTAAGGAGCCTATCATGGGAACCGAGGGACTGGAAACGATCAAGCAGAAGGTATTAACCCACCAGATGTCTTATTCGATGCCTATCGAAGAGTATCGTAAGGTGTTGCAGATTCTCGATTCGCGGATGCTGTCCGATTCGGCCAAGACACAGCAGCTCATCAATCTGATGTGGAACAATGTTACGAAGGTCGTGAACTCCGTGCAATCGAAACTGGACATCATCTTCCTCGGAGCATTGTCGAACAAAGGCGTATTCACGTTTGACGCGTCCAATAACCCAGAGGGTGGTGTGCGCGGTACGATCGACTACAAAATGCCGAGCGAGAACATTGCCACCGCGAAAACGTTATGGACGGATGGCAATAAAGATACGGTCGATACGCTGGAGGATATTCAAGCCATCCTCGATGCTGCACAGGACAAAGTTACGTTCGACCGCATTCTGCTCTCGCAGAAACGCCTGTCGTATATCCTCCGCAACAAGAAGATGAAGTTGGCGGTATTCGGTAGTGACAAGTCGTCCACACCGCTGTTGCTGGCGAACCTGAACGAGTTTATGCGTTCGAACGGATTCCCGACATTCGAAGTCATCCGCCGCATGACCCGTATTCAGGATAACGGTAAACTTACGGAGTATTCGCCGTGGAACGACAAGAACCTCGTGTTCGTACCTGCGGGCAAACTGGGCGTCATCAAGAACGCCTATGCCGACAACGAGCTGCGGCAAGAGCCGGGTGTCACCTACTCTAACTACGGACGCATCCGCATTTCACAGTGGGGCAAGGGCGAAACCGACAACTCTAACGGCGTAGAGTTCACGAAAGCACAGTCGCTGTCACTTCCGGTTATCACCGAAATCAACGGCATCTATTCGCTGACCGTAGAATCGTAGTTGTATGAAGAATTTCGAGGCAATATCGGCAAGTCTGTATCCTTACGATGTGGATCCTTTCCTCAAAGAAAAGGCCTGCATTGACGAGGGAATAGACACTCAAGCAGACTATACGGTAACCGATAAAATTAGCGTGGCAAAAGCCACAATCGCCATTCTGCGAAATCTCATTGTTCTTGCGAGTGAGAGCAACGGGGGCTATTCATTGTCGTACACGGACAAACTGGAAAAGCGCATTTTCCATATCGCAAAGGAAAACGGGCTGGACGATATTGCCGAAGAGTTCGATACTCGATCGAAAATTACCGACATTTCCGACCAATGGTAAGATTCCCCTATACGCTCGAAATGTGGTACGAGGAGGACGCCTCGCAAAATCCTGATGGTTCGTGGATCGAAGGTGCGCATGAATGGCGTGTCATCGGACGATGCAATGCCCGTCAGAATGGACGAGCACAGCAAATCAAAGGGCAAAACGGGGATGCCTTCCTCTACTCTTTCGAGGTTACGATGCCTGCAGATACACAGCCAATTCCTATCGGGACGAAAGTACGCATATTCGACAGCCGAGGATTCAACATCTTCGACCGTTCGCTCCGCACTGAGGCCAAACCGAAAGACAAGGACACGGCGTCGTATCCGGTACAGGGATTCTACAAAAGCGGACAACGTTACGAAAACACGAGATTATGGCTGTAAAGTGTACCAACTGGCGTGAGGTGGAACTTGAATTTGCGCGAGCAAAAGAAGAGTACGACCGAAAAGCTGTAGAATGGTTGTCGGCGTTGGGGGAAAGAGTGGTGAAGTACGCCCGCGAACACGGTAGTTATACCGATCACACGGGTAACCTACGCAACTCCATCGGGTATGTTGTGGTACAATACGGAAGAATCATTGCTGAATCTTTCAAGTATAACCGCCGTGTCAGACCGGACGGCAATCCTAAAGGGAACAAAGGTGCCGATGAAGCTCATGCCAAAGGGCTTGAACATGCCCGGTCTGTCGCCCGTGAACTTCCCGCTAACAAAACATATCTCGTATGGGTAGCCGGTATGGAATACGCGAAATATGTCGAGGCTAAAGGTTTCGACGTTCTCGAAGGGTCGGGAAACTGGGTGGAATCTACTGCTGAAAAACTCAAAGCGGAGTTCGCTCGATTCTTAAAATCGAAAAAGCGATGAACCTGACCTCTACGGAAATATTCAAACTCGTCTGGGATCGCATCCGGGATTCGCTGTTAGGGAAGACCGTGCCGATGATGTATGCGGACCACTACCCGAATAATCCTTCGGGAGAATTTATCGTCGTAGGCTCATTGTCAAATGTCGTCGGAGATTCGCAGGTGGCAACCGTAAATGTAAACATTTATGTACCGGACACAACACCGACAATCGGTCGTGAAGAGCAACGCTACCCCGATCGCAACCGTCTGAACGAACTAACTCGTCTCGCTTTCGATTCACTAGGATACTACCCTATCAACGAACGCTGGTTCTTTGATGTGAGCGATGAAACTCTTATTAGTGAGGAGGGGATCTCCTACACATTTTCAAACCTCAAAGTAAAACTTAAAAAATATTAAACATGGGACAAATAATCGGACTGAAAGCCGTTCATGCAGGTAATCCTCTCCCGAAAGGAGTAAAAGACGCTGAGGCTGCCGACTTAATGAAGGCTTTCACCAAAATCAGTCAGCCTTATAATGGTGGTGTTTCCACCAATTTCGCGATACCTTCCAGTAATGATTTTTATCGGGAAGGAGAAGCAGACCCATTTTACTCTGCAATCGACGAAACGACAGGCACAAAAGAAGTTACTTGGAATGTCGTAGATTTTGACGACGACACGATGGAATTTTACTTCGGAACTACAGAACCTGCAAAAGGCGAGATTTACGAAGGAGTAAAAGCATTCGTATTCGATTCCAAAAGTGGAGGCTCCATCGCTTTTGCAAGGTTAAAATATGTAGCGACATTGGGTGGTGGAATCAATAAAACCGACCCGCTCCAAATTCAAGTATCTGCGAAAGTTTTAGCTCCGGAACAAGGTGGTTATTCCTGGTGGCCGATTACAACTCCGGAATATACCAAGAGCGTTTTGTAAATTCTCTATCCCGCTGGAAAGCTGACGACTTGCATCACGTCTCGAGGACGGGGCGGGAGCAAAAACAATAGTTTATAATATGAAAAAAGAAGAAGTCGGCCGCCTTACAGAACAACGTGCACTTGACACACTGACTGAAAAAATTGAATCGTTCGAGATTGAAGGCAATGACAAAGAACAAATAACCCTTTACCTATACCCCCTCCAACTCGGACGACTCGCGATGATAAGTCGCCGACTAATAGACCTTGATCTGATTTTCGACGACGAACAGATGGAGGGTGCTGTTAAACGTATGTGGACCATATGCTCCGAAAAATCAAAAGAGGTGGCCGAAATAATCGCTATCGCCACACTTCGGACGCAACAAGAAATCGAAGATATGCTAAAAGAGCGGACAAAACTTATATACTGGTCCCCTACAATGGATACAACAGCTCTTACAAACATTTTGTCCACCATCGTATTTCAATCCTACTACGCGGATTTTATGAACGCTATTCGCTTGGTAAGAACGCTGCGGGTAATGATTTCCCCAACGACAACAGCGGAGCGGATAGCCACTACGGAGGGCGCAGTATCTGGGGACAAATAGATAATCTTATAAACCGCTATCATTGGACTCTTGAATATATTCTTTGGGGGATTTCATGGGCTAACGTACAGCTTATGATTTCCGACGCTCTAAAAACGGATTGTAAAAGTAAATCAACAACTAATATTCCCAACAATGAACAATCAAAAGTTCCCGATATAATTGACATGAACGATCCTAATGCAATGAACACACTTCTTCTGATGGCAGGAGGCAAACGATAACAAACGAAATAATTTATATGCTTGACAACATCCTAAAATCCGCGTCCGCACTCGGCGCCTGCGAACGACTGGACAAAGTGAAAAATTTTCACTCCCTGACCTCTCTGTTTTTTACGCCACAAGGACTTGAATTTTGCCATAAAAACAATTTCCCTCCGCTGGGAATATTTCAAGCTCACAAAAACGAAGTGAGTGATTGCAACATGTATGTGGATTGCGGATGCATAAGGCTCGACAAGCGAAAATACATTTGCTTAGTCGGCAATACGTCGGCTGAAATAGAAGCCTCGGGAGTAGATTTCGTCCACACTGTCATTCTTATGCATGGAGCCTCGGCCACAATCAACGCTTCGAATTATGCCGTAATAAAAGTCGTGAACATCAGCGGATCAAAGGTAGAAATCAATAAAGATAAAACCGTCATCGTATTATGAGTATAAACCTTACCGTAGTCATAGATAACGATGAAGCAATTCGCAAGTTCCGTGAACTTCAGAAAACGGCCAAAACCGTAACGTCCAGTGTCGTGACGGACGCCGACCGTATGGATATTGCAATGCGTCGCCTGGCTACCACCCTCGGACAAATCGGCGTCGGAGTGTCGCTTGCGGGGCTGGTGAAACAAATCGCGCAAACTCGTGGCGAGTTTCAACAGCTCGAAGTGGCCTTCGCAACTCTGCTCCAAAGTAAAGAAAAGGCTGATGCATTGATGTCACAAATGGTCGAACTGGCCGCCAAAACGCCGTTTGACCTGCAAGGCGTGGCCAGCGGCGCCCGCCAGCTTCTCGCATATGGATTCGCAGCAGAGGATATTACCAACACACTGACTCGGCTCGGTAATGTTGCGGCCGGTCTGGGACTGAACCTGCAAGACCTCACGTGGTTGTACGGCACGACGGCCGTACAGGGGCGTTTATACACGCGTGACGTAATGCAGTTCCAAAGCCGAGGCATCGACCTCGCGGGAGAGTTGGCAACGCAACTCGGCAAGACCCGCGCGGAAATCTCACAGATGGTCACGGAAGGCAAAATAGGCTTTCCAGAGGTGCAGAAGGCTATTGAAAGCATGACGAACGAGGGCGGGAAGTTCCACAACCTCATGCAGGAGCAATCCAAAACCATTACGGGCCTCATCTCCAATCTCGGCGATGCTCTCGACATGATGTTCAACGACCTCGGCAAGTCGCAAGAAGGCATCATTGCAGGTGCACTCAAAGGCACGATTTCACTCGTCGAGAACTATAATCAGGTGCTGGACATTGTCGCCCAGCTTGTCGTCGCCTATGGTACATATAAGGCGGCTCTGGTTGTCCTGACGGCAACGGAAAGGGTACACAGGACGGTAACGCTCGCCCACGCTTTCGGTCTCTCCACCCTCCAAACCGTAATGGGAACGCTGACCAAGAAGACGCAGGCACTGAATGCGGCTTTGATGAAGAATCCCTATGTGTTGATCGCTGCGGCCGCCTCCGCGTTTGCCGTCACACTCTACAAGATTATCACGGCGAAATCCGCAGAGGAGATAGCCTACGAAAAGGTAAACGCCGCCATCGACGCCTACAATCAGAAGCTCGATGAACAGAAGAATAAGGCCGAGCAGCTGCATGCGACCATGCAGGACGAGGTCAGCACGGCCTACACCAAGCGCAAAGCCTACGAGGAGCTGATACGTCTCTACCCCGAACTGTTGCAGCGGTACAGCGAGGAGGAAATCAAGCTCCTGTCGCTTATCGATCTTACAAAGGAGCTCAACGACATCAACGACACACGCAAGGAGAACAATCTGCAAGAGCAGTATGATGCCGCCCTCGAAAAGGTCAAAAGGTTAGATCAAGCGATAGCAGATGCTATGAAATTCGGTGATAGGACAGCAATGGCCGGACTTAGTCTTTCTTATAAAAATGCAGAGGCTGAGTTGGACGAGTACCGCAAACAGCTCTATGAACTAAAAGAAACACAAAAAGCCGCCGAGTGGGACGCTGCCCCTGCGGAGGTCAAGATTGCCACATTGCAGGGCAATATCGACGAGCTGAAAGCCCAAAACGCAGAAATCGACCGTTTAATTGAGAATGCACGCAATAAGCAAAAAGAAGCCCCGTATTTGCTTCCTCTGTATGGTGAGAGCGAAGATTATTATCAGTCGCTTAAACAGTCGAATCTATCTCAAATCGCAACCAAACAAAATGAAATATCATCCCTACGGTCAGACAGAAAAGAAACCAATCGCAACAAATCCTATTGGGAAGGACAGAAGAAGGAGGCGGAAGCAGCTCTCGAAGCGATGGACGTTTCATTGAAAGGGACAGCGAAATGGAATGAGCTGATCGCCAAAATCGCCGAATACGATTCGAAAATTAAACAATACAGCGTTTCGGGCAAAACGGTGACGGATGCCGCCAAAGCCCAGAAAAAGCTATCCGATCTTATTCTCGCCAATGATAAAGCCCTTCAGCAATCGCGCATCGATATTTTGAAAGATGGCAAGCAGAAAGAGCTGGCCGAAATAGACTTGCGCACAAAAGAGGAAATGAACAAACTCGAGCAGGATAAATCGAAACTTAAAGCCGCGCAGGGTGGAATCATAACTGCAGATCAAACAAAAGATTTTCAGGAAAGGCAATCGAATATTCAGCAAAAAAATGCCGATGACCGAGCTGCCATAGAACTGAAATACGCCCAAGAGCTTGACAAGATATACAAGCAGATCACCGATGACACGCTCTCGGAAGAAGATCGCCGCATCAAAGGCATAAAAGACAAATACGAGGAGTTCCGCAAGTGGGTAGAAGATGCTCTGAAGGCTGGAAATATCACCAAAGAGCAAGCGACCGATTTGGGTATCAAGATCGACCAAGCGGAAATTGCGGCCAGCCTAAATACCATTGTCGAGAAATACGGTACGATGGAGGATAAGATTGCCAAGATACGCGAGAAACACGCCAAAGACAGGGAAACAGCAACAAAGAACGGCCGCTCCGACCTTATTCCTCAAATCGACAAACATGAAACAGAGGAAATCGGACAAATCAAGGTGGACGAACTGATGAAAACCGATGACTGGATTAATCTGTTCCAAAACCTCGACGCCTTGTCGAGCCGTGAGATATTGCGTATTATTGACAACATAAACAGACTGCTCCAAGATGCCGACCTCGACCCTATCAATCTGAAAACAGTAACCGATCAACTTGACCAAGCAGCAGATATAGCCACTCGGAAGAATCCATTCGCAAGTATTTCGGCAAACTTCAAGGCTTATAAAAAGGCACTTGCAGATGGGGATGATCTTCGAGCTGTAAAGCTACGTGAAGATGCCTGGCAAGCAGTAGCGGAGGCAATTGACATCGTTGCTGCATCGATAAGCGGTGTGTCTTCTATTGCGTCAGCATTGGGAGCAGATGAAGACACGACGGCCTCCATTAACAACATTGCAGGTGCTGTAGGCGGAGCAGCACAAGCTGTGAGTGGATTCGCATCTGGAAATATTGTTCAAGGCATTCAAGGAACTGTGTCGGCTATCACCAGCCTGATAAACCTTTTCAGCGGAGATCGACGAAAAGAACGTAACATTCAGCGCTTACAAGATCAAATTGATGCTCTCGAAAAATCATATGATGAACTCGGGGAGGCCGTTGAAGAGGCATACTCTACAGATGCTTCTGAACTTATCGAACAACAAAATGAATTACTCGAACAGCAAAAAATATTGATACAAAATCAAATAGCAGAAGAGCGTAGTAAAAAAGACACGGATGAAGAACGAATCAAAGAATGGGAAAATCAAATTGATGAGATAAATAAACAAATAGAAGAAAATAAGGAAAAGGCCTTAGATGCAATTTTTGGCGAAGATCTAAAATCTGCAATTGATAATTTCGCAACAGCTTACGCCGATGCATGGGCAAACGGGGAAGATCGGGCAAGAACCGCACGAGATGTGGTTCGGAATATGATGCGTCAAATGGTAATAGAAAGTATTAAATCTGCCATACAATCTTCCGAAGCCATGAAGAAAATTCGCGAGAAATTGCAAGAGTTCTGGTTAGATGGGGTATTTTCAGCCGAGGAACAAGAGGAGGCCTATAAAATGGCTGATGACTTACAAAAATATTTAGATGATAAATATGGATGGGCAGGTTCTCTGCTATCCGACAATCAGGCATCTACCCAGAATGCTACTTCACGCGGTTTTCAGGCAATGTCCCAAGACACAAGCGACGAACTCAACGGTCGCTTTACTGACATGCAAGGTAAAATGAACATCCTTGTCAATGGTATGGAGCTGCTTCGATCGATCAATATGGATACGCGTAATGTGACTTTCGACATCCGAGATATTATGATTCAATTGAATGGTAATGTCGCAGATATTCGAACATACACCCGCATATTGCCTGCAATGGGCGAAACTCTTGTTGCAATAAATCGAAAACTTGATAACCTATAAAACATGCCAACAACAGAAGTAACTATAAATAACAAACCGTTATCTACAATGGGAGTTGCCATGCTTTCAGGAGCATATGCAGCCCTCCTTACACCTCCATCTCTCAAAGAATTTGTCGAAAATGACGATCCAACACAAAACGGAATAGATATTATTGTTCCGGATTCACCGGTTGTAAATGAACGTGACGTAACATTGACATTTTTGATCAAAGGAACATCACAAGAGGCATTTTTATCTAACTATGCTGCTTTTGTTGCAGAATTACACAAAGGAACCGTAACACTATATGTCCCGGATTTAGGCAATACGTATAATCTTTTATATAGCAACAGCACTCAATTTGAAAATTATCGATTGAATGCCTGTAAATTAGCAGTGAAATTCCGAGAACCCAACCCCGCAGATCGGGCGGCACGCGAATAGGAAAGGCCGGGAATCTATCCCAGCCTTTTACTCGCTTCTGCTATTCATCGTAAAATGATGCGTTAGCCCCTCCCCATCCTTATCAAATCAATTGCAGTTCTTCTCCAATCTTACGAATTTCGCTCTTTATCATTTCCATACGTTAGGACAATAAACGTGTATTCGGCTACGTTTTCATAGTGCAACTAAAAAGTTGGCAAAAAATTTGCACCTCGAAAAAACGTGTATTATATTTGCATCATATAATGAAATATAGACGTACGGGTCTATCCGTAACCACGAATATCGAACATAAAGGATACAATAAGACCGTCATAATATTACATGGCGGTCTTTTTATTTATTGACAATATAAAAAACTTACGTTTATGAAAAAATTTCATTCGGCTCTTTTTGACTTTTGTTGGTTCCCTAATTATGACGCATCTATTGAATATCTTGCGAATAATATAGCAGATCCGGAACCATGGGATTTCTCAGATGCTACGCAAGCCAAATATTCCATTTTGAAAAGTTATATCGAACATACTTTCCGCAAAATTAAATCTGAAAATAAAATATCCTTTTCTTCTGATAACAATTTTGCATGTTTCAATACTGGACTTGTAACTGCAAATTTGGAAAGCATATTTGCTCTTGCTGAACGCAACAATAGGCCAGATGTAGCCGAGAAAGGTTTATCGCCTTATGTTTTCAAGGCATTTGTCAGGGAAAGCGATATTCAGCTAATTAGCAAATTCGGCGATAATATTCCGGACATTGCTGATTTTTTCCAGAAACCCGAGGATTTGATTTTCAATCCTCAATGCAGGGTAGTCCCTCAAATCGACCATATCATTGCGGACAACATGGACAGATTTCCTGCACACATGCAAGGGCTGAGTTCAGACGAAATGCGCAGAAGACTCGTTGGCGCGATTAATGAAGCCCAAAAAAAAGCAAGGTCAAATTACAAAATAGCTGTCCCCCAGTATTACGAAGGGAAAATACAACTTCTGTTGCCCTTATGCCTTACCCCTGGATCACCCAATCCGGATTTAGCTTTAGCCACGCATAAAATAGGGAATAATACCTATACAGCGCGCACATGCTTAACATTGAAGATGGCATATAACAACGCTCGTCTAATCGTTAAGCCGCAAAGTTCATGGCTTAAACCTTAAAATACGGATGGAAGCAACCCCCTCTTGCCCCGGTCAAAAGACCGGGGCGTTTTTCTGTATTTTTTCTTAAAATTACTTGCATAATGTGCCGAAACCCCACACTTTTGTATCGACCCTGTGATGGCACAGGATACATATATCGACGAAATGACAATATACAACCCTTCCGGTAAAGCGATATACGATGCGCCCGTAACAACGAGTGCCATTATCAAATACGCACTTATGGGGGATTATTACATCGAACTCCCCTTTAGTTTGCTTACCCCGCTGGATTTCCCCCTCGGATCATACATCACCTACAAAGGCCGCAAATTCGAAATCATGTCGGAGGTTTATCCGGATTTCGACAACAAAACCGGCGGCTACAAATACACGCTTCAGTTCCAGGCGCAGCAAAACCACATGAAAAATTTCATCTGCTTCTGGCTGGGAGGCGATAATCCTGAAGCTGTATTCCACAACACGACAGACTTGGCATCCTTCGGGGCGCTCATCGTCGCCAACATGAACAAGGCACTGGGAGGAAACAACTGGCAGATGGGAAGTGTAAATGTCGAACATCCGGAAACCAACAAGCTCGTATCGTTCAATGGCGATACCTGTTGGGATGCCTTATCATCCATTGCCGAGACTTTCGATGTCGAATGGTGGACCGAGGAGAACGGCAGTATCGTAACCCTGCATTTCGGAAAACTGAACTTCGGAACGCCGGAAACATTCAAACGCGGAGAAGTCGTCAAAAGCATCCCGGCCAAGAAAGGGGACGATTCCGAATACGGGACCCGTTTCTATGTATTCGGCTCCACGCGCAACCTGACGAAAGAATACGGACAATCCGAACAGGGCGGCGTAACGAACCACGTTTCCGAAGTCCGGTTACGGCTTCCGGATGGGCAGCAATACATAGACGCACGTCCCGGACTTACAAAAAACGAAATCAAGGAAGTCGTAGTGTTTTTCGACGACATCTACCCGAAGAACACGGAAACCGTCACTTCGGTAGAAACTATCGATCGGACAATCATTGAAGGGCAGACCGACAAGGCATACGTCATGGTATGCAACGACACGCCATTTCTACCTTCAGACGTAATCGAAGGAGAAACGCTGGGGGCACATTTTACGAGCGGCGATTTGATCGGCTGGGATTTCGAACTCGCCCTTATCGACGACAATGGCGACAATATCGACCCCGCGACCTGGAAACCCGAAGACGGATTCAACAAGAAATTTGAAATCATCGCCCAAGTCGAAACGTCCGGCGAAAGTCAGCAGATTATACCGAATGAAAACATGCGTCCTCGTGGAAAAGATGATGACCGAGGGCCTGACACTTTCGTACTCACAGGCGTCAAACTCCCCCAGCAACGCATAGACGAAGCAGAACAAGAACTTCTTGAGGTCGGCACTTCCTATGCTGCCAAACATAGCAGCGACACGACAGTCTATGACTGTGAAACGAATCCCGTGTATTGTACACACAACGAAAAAAACTACGAAGCAGGACAGGCTGTACGATTAATGGGTCCTCAATTCGGTATAGACGGTCGTCTTTCCCGGATTCAAGGTTATGAAAAAAAACTATACAACGAGTACATCGCAACCTATACGATAGGCGACAATACTCCTTATTCCCGCCTGGGCAGTATTGAATCGGACGTGAAAGCATCGCTCTATTCCCAACGTATAGGCATTGCGGAGAATGGAGCGGCTATATATCTAATCACCCGATACGATAATACTTTCCCGACCGATACAAATGCTTATTCTGCACGAAGGGCAATATGGGAGTTTGCCAACAAGCAGGCACCCGATACGTTCAAAGGTAGAATGACTTTCAACGCAGGGGCACAATTTGGACCATCATATGCCTCCGGTATTACCGGAGTGGGCGGGTTTATAAGTGAAAAAGGCGCCGGCGAGTTGGAGAGCCTCTTCATCCGTCGTTTTCTGGAGGTTCCGGAGCTTCGGTACAACCGTGTGGGCATCAGCGTCGGGGACGACTGGAGCGCTCCGGGCGCCGGGGTGATCGAGAGCGTGGACAAGGAGCAGAAGCTCGTAACGCTCAAACTCGAAGAGGGAGAGATCGGCGCCGTAGCTGTCGGGGATATCTGCATGGGTATCTTCCACGACTTCGACCCGTCGAACAATGCGACGGCAGATTCCGACGACGGCCGGGGCAACTTCTCTTTCTCAGGCTTCGCAACGGTCTATTTCCGTATCACGGAGGTCCTGGGCGACCGCAACGAGCGGTTCCGCTACGAGCTGCGCCCCCTGTCGGCCACCTTTACCAAGCAGATCGATCCGATGGAATCGATGACCTTCGTAGCCTACGGATCGTTCACGAATCCCGCCCGGCAGAGCTCGCGCTACTCGACGCGCACCTACCAGCGTTATCTCCGCAATGTCAGCGACTGGGAGTTTACGGCCGAGAATATCGCCGCACAGTTCGGTGACCTTACGAACCTCTCCGTCTTCGGGATCCAGATGTCGGGCTATTCGGCCTATCTGGATAATATCTATCTGCAAGGTATGATC